TCGTAGGGTCATTGCCTTTGGGCTGGAAGCAGAAATTGGCCTTCTCTGTAGCGATTTTTCACCGCCCCGAAATTGTCTTCTTGGACGAGCCTACCGGGGGAGTAGATCCCATAACGCGCCGTCAGTTTTGGGATATGATATACGAGGCCTCTGCTCAGGGTATCACCGTATTTGTAACCACCCACTATATGGACGAGGCCGAGTACTGCCACCGCATCAGCATCATGGTAGATGGCAGGGTAGAGGCCATGGATAGCCCTACCCAACTCAAAAAACAATTCAACACCCATTCCATGGACGAGGTCTTCTATGCCCTTGCCCGCAATGCCAAACGTAATGAATAACCATGAAACAACTCATTGCCTTTATCCGCAAGGAATTCTATCACGTATTCCGTGACCGCCGTACGCTACTGATCCTCTTCGGGATTCCTATAGCGCAGATTGTCCTTTTTGGCCAAGCCCTCAGCAGCGAGGTGAAGAATATCGGTATTGCTGTCCTCGACCAGGCTCACAATACCTATACCGATGCTCTTACGCAACGCTTGCAGGCAAGTACATATTTCAAAGTGAAAGACCCGCTACTGAGTTACAAAGAGGTAGAAGATGCATTCAGGCGTGGAACTATAAAAGCAGCTCTTATATTCCCCCCTGATTTCGGTCGTGATCTCTATACACCCAAAGGTACCACCCTACAACTGATTACCGATGGTAGCGACCCCAATACCGCCAAAACGGTAGAGAACTACCTCTCTGCTATGGTGTCCAGCTACCAGCAAGAACTGAACCCTACCCTGCGGCTGCCTTACCAGATAACGGTAGAAAACCGCATGTTGTACAACCAAGAGCAAAATGGCTCTATGAACTTTGTCCCTGGGGTGATTGCGCTCGTTTTTATGATTGTCAGCACCGCCTTGACCTCCGTAGCAGTCGTTCGCGAAAAGGAGTTAGGCACCATGGAGATCCTTCTGGTATCGCCTTTCAATCCCTTGAAAATACTCGTAGCCAAAGCCGTCCCCTACCTTATTCTCTCGCTGATCAACTTTACCGTGATCCTCCTGCTCTCGGTCTATATGCTTGATGTACCCATACGTGGTAATCTGCTATTGCTTTACGGGGAAAGTACTTTGTTCATCATCATCTGTTTGTCCTTGGGGCTACTAATTTCCACCAGTACTTCCTCTCAACAAACCGCCATGCTCATCGCTATGATGGGAATGATGTTGCCTACGGCTTTCTTTACAGGCTTTATGTTTCCTATAGAGAACATGCCTCTTGTCTTTCAGGGTATATCCAAGATCTTCCCCTCAAGCTATTACTATAGCATTGTAAAGAAAGTCATGCTCAAGGGATTGGGCTTTAGTTATATCTGGAAAGAAACCTTAATCCTTATCACTATGGCTGTGATGTTCTTAAGCCTTGCCATGAAGAAGTTTAAAGTTCGTTTGGAATAGTAGGGGCGAATGGCAATTCGCCCTTTAATGAAAGGCAATTCGCCCTTTAATGAAAGGCAATTCGCCCACAACAGATAATCGACAAATTAATACGATGAAGACATTACTATTTATATTAGAAACAAGAAAACCTATGTAACTAATTAAAAATCAATAATATTTGTTTTTAGTGTTAAACTTAGTGGTAAGTTTAGCACTAAATTTTTTTTGACAGTCTCGCAATGATTAATCGGACAGCTCCTACACTTATACGAAAGTCTTCAGATAATATTACATACCTATCCATCTTCGGAGTAGTCATACTCTTATAGCTTTCATATAGCTCTATATCACGGAATACAGTACAAGGAATATTATACCCTCTCTTGTATACCTCCCTCATTCCTGCTTCTATCTCTTTAAGTTGATCGTATACTATCATTCCCATTTATTTAATTCACATTTCTTATCATCTTGTCTTAGAAGTGTCGATAATGGACACCCACATACATCACACTTCATCCCCTCTACCTCTTTCAGAGTGTAGTCAGGCATGAATTGTTGGTAAGTACCCTTCACAGCATGAGGACACTGAGCGCATATTTGCGCCCTCTCCTTTGCTTTTGTTTCTGTTTCAGGGTTAGGAAATAGGTAGTTATCCCAACCCTTAAGTATTGCTTTTAACTTTATCATATTTGTTGGATTGGTAAGAAATTCATATTGTTACTTGCAATTACCCCCCTTCTAATCATGCCTTCACTAGTGCCATCTGTTGCACCTTCATAGGCTCCTTGTGCTGATCCTTCTCGTGCTCCTTGATACGCCCCTTCCTGAGTTCCTTCCAATGCTCCCTGCTGTGTACCTTGTAGTGCTCCTGCTCTTACTGCCTCTGTTAGTTCTGTAAGGTCTATATGAGTGCTAACCTTTGCCTGCCTTACTATATCACCTTGGGCAAAATAGAAAGGGTTACGCCCTCCGTGCCTTGTGGAATTATTGATAAGCTCAAGGATTGGGAAGTATCGTGCTGTTGCCCTTTTATTGACTACATATTCTCCTCCCTCCATTTCGTAGCCTCCAACACCTGCCACAGAGAAAGGCACCCCGCCCTCTGCATGACTTCTACCACTAACAGGGCCTCCCTCTGCATATTTAACCGTTGTCGTCATTATCTTATTGACGTTCATAAATCCCATTGCCCCCGTTATACCCGCCATGATTGCGTTATAAGGAGGAGGGTATGCTGATAGTGCCTTGGTAATACCTAAGTATGTATTAATGGTAGCCTCTGCTATAGCGGCTGCCTTGCCTACTGCTGTATGCTCTCCAAAGAGTTGCTTTGCTTGTCCAAAGGTAGTACTTGCTAGTTGCATCTTTCCTTCCTCTACCTTCTTGCGGTGTTCTAATATTTCAAGGTCATGTTTACGCTCAGTTTGCGCCCTCATTATTTGGTATTGGTCTTCTGTTATCTTCTTATCAGCGAGGAGCTGCTCAATGCCTTGCATCTCTTGAGTGTGTCGCTGGCTCATCTGCTCTGCCTCTATATCCCATTGGTGCGCTCTCTCCTCCTGCATAGTGAGGAGCTTATCCTGAAAGTCTAACTCCCTCTGTGTCTTCTCATCCTCTCGTTGTTGTGCCTTGAGTTGCTTGTTCAATTCCACTCCTTGGTTATCATACTCCTGTTTGAGTTGTAACAGGGCCATCTCGTGCGCCTGCTGCTGTGCATAATCCCATTGGTTCGCTTCCTCCTTGAGTTGCTTCTCCTTCTCTAATGCCTCTACCTTCATCTGATAGATAGCCGCTTGCCGCTGCTGCTCTTGTGTTACTATCTCTGCTGTTAGCCTCCCTTCTTTGGCTATCTTAGATTGGTTCATCTGCTCGTATATAGCCAGCTCCTGCTGTACAGCATTAACAGATAGATCAACCTTTGTCTTTGCAAAATCCTGCTCCAGCTTCCTCTTCTGTGCCTCATACTCTCTACGGCTTACAAGTCCCTTCTTACGTTCCTCCTCAAGTACAGCCAACCTATCATTCATGCCTTTCTCCTCTATCTGCAACCTCTCTTGTAAGGATTTAGCCACGGCGGAATTACTCTCTACATACACATCAATTGCCTGCTTCTCTGCTCCTAATCGCTCCTTAAGCATCTCCATATATCGCTTATTAGCCTCCTCTCTCTGCTTCTTTTGCTCATCAAGCATTGCCTTATGTATCGTGTTTACCTTGTTATTCTGTGTCGTTTCAGCCTCTAACATAGCCGCTGTCTGCTCTGCTAACTCCGCTTTCTTCTTGGCTAACTCTGCCCTATCTGCATCGCTTGTGTCATTGCTGGCGAATTTCAGGTTAAGGAGCTCCTGCTCAAGGTTATTCCTATCCTTGGCTAACTTGTTAATACTCCTCTGTATCTCTATACTCTTCCTTGCTGCTTCCTCTCGCTCTTGGAATGTCTTCGTGATGTCCTCTGCAATTCTATTCTGCTCCTTGAACTGCTGCTTGAGGATCCCCGTTTGTTCTATAAAGTCCGCCTCCGATGCTGCCAGCTGTTCGTTTATTTCAGAGATACGCTCCGCCCTTTTCAATGCTTCTCTCATCTCCTCGCCCGCACTCTTGAACGCTTCCCCTGCACTCTTCCCCGCTTCTTTCATCTCCTTCATTGCTTTCTTAGAATTATCATACGCTTCCTTACTATCACTAACCAGCTCCTTAACGGGGCCGCTTACATCCTCCCATGCTCCTTTGAAGTCGCCTGATAGCAAGCTGCCTAATCCTTTCACAACCCCTATAAGTTGCTTAATTGGGAGTATCAGTACATCAACTAACAGCTTACCTGCTTCTTTTATCATTGTGAAAAAGCCACTAAACCCCTCTTTAAAAGCCTTTCCTAACTTCTGAAATACCCCTAAGAGTGTATCAAATCCCACCTTTAGCTTTGTGGTTACCCTCGCTACCTTATCCACGCCTTCCTGAGTACTGGTAAAGTAGGCAATAAGACTACCTAATAGCACAATAATAGCACCTATCCCTGTACTTATGAGTGCTCCTCTAAATACTTTCATAGCTAATGATGTCTTTGTTGTTGCTGCTGTAGTAGCATTCATTGCTGTACCTGTGGCTGCTGTTGCTGTCGCTGTAGCACTCATTGTGGTACTCGTGGCTGCTGTGGCTGCTGAGGTGCTCTCCATGGCTGTACCTACTGCCTCTGTAGCTACTGCTGCTGCCTCATCTGTCTGCTGCTTGATTTTACCCGTATTAATGTAGTTCATCAGGATAGTAGCCATGCCTGAGAACCGCTCCTTGAGCGCTTCAAGGTTACCAATAATACCATTTAAGGACTGCCCAAATAGTTGGTTATCTCCCAAGGCGTCCAATATTGCCTGCTTGTAGTTACCTACTTCTACTTGATTATTCCCAATACTCTTCTGCAAGTCCTTATATGCCTTATCCTGCTGCTGTATGGTAGCTAATAATGCCTTACCCTCTGCACTCTCTCGCTGTGCTGCTGATAGCTCTGAGTATATCTTTTTGTTTTGAGAAAGGGCCGCAGACAATTCACGAATAGATCCAGTAAGTGTATTATTTGCCTGCATAGCTTTGTCATTAGCTGCTACATTTGCCTGCATAATACTCTCATAAGTACGCAAATCCTTTTGAGTTTCCTTTTGTACAGCTGTGAGCTGTGATAGTTGTTGCGTATATTCCTCCACTGAAATATTTCCCTCTGCAAAATTCTTCTTGAGGTTTTTCATCTCCTCAGCTATCTCCATGAGTCGCTTGCGAGTCTCTCCCGCCTTCTTAGTAACCTCATCTATATCTATGTCTAATTGTGCGATTGTTGTTGCCATACGCTTACTTTATTGGTTCTATCTTAATTAATTCCACCACCGCAAGGGTGTTTGTCTTAAAGGTGATTTTGTTTGGTAAAAAATACCCCGCTAATTGTTTGAGGTAAATGCGTTTGAAAAAGTTAAATTCGTATATATCCAAGGCATTAAGATTCATCTCGCATGTATATACTCGCATGTGATTAAGAATGTCATTAAAGCCACTGTAATAGTTCTCAAGGAGATTGTTCCATTGTAAATCTCCAAAACGTGCCCAGCAAGGGAGAAAATAAAATGTATCTGTATTAAATATGCCTCCTTTTATCACTCCTTCATAAGTAAAAAATAGTTCATCGCTGAATTTTACATTGAATATATGAAAGCGGCCGTCCTTTGCCTTGTAGGTGGTCTCTATTGTCTTTTGTCCTCCATCCTCTTTCTCTTTTACCTCCTTTTCCCAAAAGTAAAAATCGCTCAAAATATCGTCTCTAAATTGTGCCTTTCTGCTTTTGTTGTAATCTACTGATGGAAAGAACTTACCCTCCCTTTCCTTTTTAAAAGTCAGCAAGTCATCATCTACCACCATTATTCCATCCGCTTTCAGTTGATTGCCTTGTTGCTCATCATACTTCTTATACTTGAAGTGATTACGCCTTGCATAAGAGGATGTAGGAGCGTGAAACTCCAAATTGGTAACCCTTACAAACTTTTCTGACCAATCCAATATAGGAGCATCATTCAGCCTTTCATCAAGCGTGTAAAAATGCTGTACTTCATCATCAATGCTTAACTTCATAGGGGTAAGACCAAACATTATCAGTAATTCCTTGAAAAGGTCTAACATAGAGAGTTCAGATACTAAGTGGTTAAGAAACTGCCTTGAGGTCTGCTCTATTTTGAAACTCAAATCCCAAGTAGCTATATCCCCACCATTGTAATTATCTGTCTCAGCTAACAATTTTATATATATCTTATCATCAGAGTGAAAAAAATCAGGTATTCTTATAGTGAAATTCCAACCACTACCTGAATGTTCATGCTGTGTTACATACCCTCCGACTCCTGATTGTGTGGAGCAAATAGGAGTAGTATCTTCATTCTTATATACCTCTACATAAGACATAATACTTTTACTTTCATTCCCTTGTGTCCTGCCTGACAGCACTAAATCCCATGTACCTGATTTATCCGCTGGTATCTGATAGATATAGTCTTTATCTTGCTTTTTTCTAAAATACGTTGGGCTGCTATATGAGTTCATTGTCAAATACAATTCCCCTTGCCTTTCTGATATTTTTTTTGAATATGCCCCTTCTGTTTTATCTGCTTGTGTAAGACTTACTAATGCACCTGCGGGAGCCTTATCCTCAATCACCTGAGACGTGGTTATAAAAAGGGTGTTAAACATCTCTGTATCAAAAAAACTCCCCTCAAATGTATACCCTGACATCCGCTGCACCTCCTCTAATATCCAGCGTACATGTATCGCAGGAGGAGCATAGTAGAAATTATATATATATCCGACGGGTCTTTTATCAACAATCCTTTCATTTATAAATGTGTTTCCCCCGTATTCTGCTACAGCATATAACAAACCCCTTTTAAATTCTTGTGGCTTATTTCTTATAGCATTTGTTGCATACTCTAAACTTCTACTCTCTATCTCCTCCTTTGTCTTATTATGGTTTAGCTTGTCCCCAATCACATCAGACAGCTTATAAAGGTTCAACCAATGGTATATATCCTTTGTGCTTTCATGAAAAGCAAATTTATAGGTATCATTCTGCACTCCCATAAGATAACCCTTAGCATTTCTTACTATCGGAATGCCATCAATGAGTAGTTCCACATCAAATGCCCTTTGTGGTCTGCCACTTACACTCCCTACCATACCCGCCAACTCGAATATTTCATTATTGGTACTACTCATAGGTAAGTACATCACATCCGAGCAGGAGAATTGCCGTGTGTCAAAAGAAAAGAAATTAGCACATTGCATATTCCATGTAAACTCATCATTGAGCAAATCGGCTTCTTTGCCGTCTATTATCAATCGTATCATTTCTTTGTCATTATTTGTTGAAATCTGTTATCTATATTCTGCCTTACTGTTCTATAATAGAGGGTGTAAAATACCACCTCATAAGGCAATGCCTCCACCTGCTCATACCTCAATATATCCCCTTGTGCCAATGTGTCTATGATAGCCAAATCCTTGAAGGGCTGCAACTGCTCCACTCCTGCCTGCTGTAGTTGAGCTTCGTAAGGGCCTGGCTCTCCTTGTAGTGCTCGTTGCTCCTGCTCAAGCACTCGTTGTACTTCATTTGTTAGATGCTTAATACAGGCATAAAAGCGATACACGTTCATTCTTGCTGGGTGCTTAATCTTATATACCAACCTGAAAGCCTCTACCACTTGAGGAAGTTCCCCTCTACTTAATAAGTCTATCACCGCTCGCACCTCCCCCCATTTTAGTTCTGTTAATCGCTCCACTCCATGCTTTTTCTTCCATCTCCAAAATCCTCGATAAAAGAAAGGCAAAGGCTTAACCACCTCCAATAATAGGGTAGTTTCCCTTTGCCTTTCGGCTGGCATGAGTAAATATTGTAGTAATGTCATCTGAATATCGGTTTGAATGTTTTTTTGGGTTTCAGGTCGAAATACTCTCTCATCAGTAGCATGTCCCTATAGTCAGGGCTTCGTCCTATGTGCTGCTTCACTGTATCCTTGTTAATCACAGATAGCCGTTGCCCATCCTTGTTATCACTTTTGATTTGCTCCAACTCCTCAACAATACGCTCCTTTGTCCTCTCTGACAGCTCTGCGCTAATGTAGATACCATTGTTATTGATACGCTCTGCTAACTTATATAAACATTGTGTTTGCAGGTTCTTATAGTTGGTAGCTTGTCCATTCTCCTCAATCGGGGAGCCATTGTTTTTAAAGCCAATGATACCTGTATTATCAACCACACCACCGCCCACACCATCCTCATCAGCGATACAATTCCCTTTGGGTATGCTGTGTTTCACTCTAAGGGTATGTATAAGCCCTTGTACATCTGTCATTGCTGATATATCCAATGTGTGTATCTCTATCAGATCCCAGCCTCTCCACACACCTATAACACACAAGTCAGAGCCAAAGCGTGCAATATCCGCTGTCAGGTACATTTCCTTATCTGTATGTATTTGGTCATTCTCAAATATAGCCAGTATCTTATCATAATCACAAAGAGCCGTCGGGTCATCATCATACTCCCATAGTCCATGTAATAATCGCTGTTTCTCTGCACCCCTCAAGGTACGCTCCAAGTTCTCAATATACGCCTTGGGTAACATCTTATTATCATACGGCAATGCTTGTATGAATGCTTTCCACCGCTCCAATGTACCCGCTTTATAGGGTTGGTAAAACTCCTTATATAGGAAATTCTTAGAGGGGTTAGCTGTGATAAGTAGTTTCCCTTTCAGATTGTACTCCTTGTTCTTCCAACGCCCAATAGAGATTTTTAAATTGGAGTAGCTGTCAAACTCAAACTCTCCTCCTTCCTCAATCCACCCCCTCGTCATCTGCATAGAACCAAAGCGCTGATATTGTGGGTCGCTTGGTAAATATTTACAATCCAAAAGAAAAACCTTTGAGCCATTATACAACTCAAAGTAATTATCCTGCCCATTGTATTTATATGCTCCTTGTGGCAAATCCCAAAGGTTAAGTACCTCATGAATGCTCGGTATCGTAAATTTCCTTAAATCATTCAACTGCTTACGAGCAATAAAATAATGTGTCCCTGCATACATCAAAGCATCAGCCAATATGATAGAGCACCCGATAAAGGATTTTCCTCCCCCCTTAGCCCCTCCATATAATATCTCCTCTGTGTGTAAGTTATTCCACACCCTCAAGCACTCATATTGCTTTCTATTTCCTTTCGGATTGATACTAATACTACTCATCAGGTGCACCCTCCCATACAATCTTAACCTCTGTAATGCTAAAATCTCCTTTAACCTCTTGCTTTATTGGAGCTTCCCATCCCTCCATTTTAGCCAATTGAGCAGCCGCTGAGATACGCTCTCGGTAGGAGGGGAAAAACTTCTCTCCGTCAATCTCTCTACCCTTGCCCCTGACCACATCTGATAAGAACTTGAGGACGTCTATCTTTTGCATTACACCCTTTTTTCGTTCCTCTACCTCTGTGCTTATCACTTGCTTTGCTACCTCCTCATTAATTGATTTTTGCCACTCTTGTAGTTGTTTTTGAGCGCCTTCCCAGTCCCTTGCAAACGTTCTTTCTGACTTATGCCACTTACTGACATACAACTGACAAGTATCCCCATACGACAATAGAGGAGACTTTTTGAGTTCCTCTAATATCCATTGTTGTCTATGTCGTGGGGTGTTATTCATACTATAATACTTTTATAAAGTTCAAAAAGGGATCTTTTACACAACTTGAAAGTTCGATGTAATAAGTGTTTTCTTCAGGGAATGTGTGTATCGCAAAATGAGACTCTGATAAGAGGATCAACATTGTATATCCTTGTGGAGTAAATGCTTTTTCTATTTCTCCACAAATACCAAAACCACAATTGGACAATTTCTCTTTGTACTCATCCATTAGTTCTTGGTTGCTTTTGTTGTTCAATTCTTTCCAAAAGGAAATGTTATACATCGTCGCTTTCATAATCTTCTCTTACTTCTATTATTGGAAAATTCTTCTGAATGTTATTAGGGTTGCCTTTGTAAAACACCAATACGTTTTCATGTGTCTTTACAACTTTTCTATTTTTCATATTATTTCTCGCCCGAAGGACTGCACTCCCAATAGGTTGAACTAATATTAATTCATTATACAAGTTCATTCCATTTCTAATAAATATCTTTTTTATGTCTCCTATAAAATCATAATAATATCCTCTTTTATCACGAACATCACCAACTGTTATACAAGCAAACCTATCATCTTTTAAACATTTGATTGCGTTTGAGAAAGCTGTATTAAGTATTGCTATGAAATCAGAATATTCTTTTTGATTACTTGCATCGTTTTCTAAGTCAGAATATACTTCTAAATTAAAATAAGGAGGGCAGCTAAATAATAAATCTTGTGATTTTTCTTCTATATGATTAAGTATATTTCTTCCGTCATCACAGATGTATTTTGCGGTCATCCCTTTTGTCCTTTCGTTGTTAAAATTCGCTTGTTCCTCTCTTAGTTCTATTCCTATAAATTGATTTCCTAAATAAGAGGAGACAAAACCGAATACAGTATCTCCCGCAAAACAATCAAATGTTTTACATTTAGGAAAGCCAAACCATTTGACAACTATTTCAGCCAAACACCCATCTAACAAAGACACTCCATTTTCTATGAAACTCTTACCATACCTCTCTTGGTTAAAAGATTTAGCGTTTGCCCCCCCTTTACCATTGTTTTCTCTTGCTGTCCCATAGTCACCAATTATATCTTTCCAATATCTTTTTCGCTCTACCCAATAACCTTGTCTTGTGTCTAAAACAGAAAAAGGAGGTACTAAAAAATCTTTACTTAATTCTCGATGCACGTCTAATTCCTTATCTTTAGATACGCTTACTTCTGTTTCATTATATGTACATTCGTCCTCTTCTATCTCAATCCCCAGTTCCTCCAACTCGATACCGTATTCCTCCGCTACTGCTTCCACCTCCTCAAGGTCAAGGTTGTAGTTCTGGTGTGCTGTGGTGTTTGCCAATATCTGTGCCTTGTAGTATGTATCTGTGTCATCTTCTATATCATTACGCACAATTACAGGATATTCGTTTTCTGCAAGTGTTATCTCCTTTGGTACTAATCCCTTTTCATCAAACTTTTCCTTGCGGGCATGTCCTGATATAATTGTGCCTTGCTTGGTTACTGATATACTCTCAATCACTCCCACCTCCTCAATAGAGCTACCAAGCAGTTGCATGCCTTTTTCAGTATGTTTGTTTGTGTTTCTGTTACTTGGTTTTATCCTTATCATAGTTGGATATATAATTTAACAATGATTATTGTATATAATTTTTTTGAATTATTGTATTTTCTCAATTGCGCTTTCTACGGCATTCTTGAACTCCTCAAAGGAATAGCATACAGTGTAAGGGTGTCCCAGTGTGATTGCTTTATCTTGGAATGCTTTTTGATTTTCTGTTTGCCGATTGCCTTTAACTTTCATCTCAATATACAAGCTCTTCCCTTGTGGGAGTAGTACAACTAAATCAGCTACCCCTGCCAGCACTCCCTCTGCTTTCAATCGTTGCGCCTCCCTTACATTACGACTACCTCCATTAGGTACAGCGTATATAATGAGGTCAGGATATTGCAATCTGAACCACCTGACACAAGCTGTTTGAAGGATACTCTCTTTCTGCATGATGATTTGTTAATTATTCATAGTGCAAAGATACAAAATATATTTCAATTACAAGCAAATTTTTTAATGTAACTAATTGAAAATAAGTGTGTTTGCAGGCGTAAAATACACTTGCAAAACACACTTATATTTTGTATTGTCATTTGTTAATTACTCGTAAAACACAGCCTTGCCTACTCTTTTCTTTCTTGATGGGACGATGAGTTTTTTATTCATAGTTGTTCGTTTTTATAGGTTCGTATAAGTGCTTTTACAAGTGCTTCACGGGCTTCCTCATAGGTGAGATGGCTGTCCTGCTCAAAGTCACTACTCAACTCATTGAGGTAGTCTATGCAATAGGAGTACTCATTCTCTCCATCTTCTCCTCTTGCGGCTATAATACCATGGTAACCTTTTTCTCTGAACCACTCAAAGACTTGTTCCCAAGTGGGAATTGTTTGAAAATTGAGTTTGTTAAACTTACCACATTCGGTAACAGACAAATCTATGATTACCTCGCCATAGTTATCTTCATCTAACCAGTCTTCTTCTACAGTAACAGTCCCTGAAATAAAAACTTCGTCATCATTTGGATAAACAAAGAAAGGACAATATTCGTTAAACCCTATTTCTTTGAGTTCTTTGGCTATCTCCAATGAGACGAGCCAATTGGGGTAGTTGTTATTTTTCATTCTTTGATATTTTTTTATTTTTTCTATTATTCATAAAACCTATAATAGCAAACATTAGAGGAATAACAAGTAATAATAGTAGAAATAACATTAAACAATCTTTTTGCAATGTACAATCTTTTGTAGCTTGAAAATCATTTTTATTTGTCTCCGTATTTAGATTCCTATTTTTATTTCTTCTTACGAATACAGGTCTTATATGAGGTATATACGTGCTATACACATAAGTTTTATTTGTGTTATTCATCTTTCACAAATTTACCGTTAATCATTTTTCCTGTTCTGTTTTTGATTTCATTGTAGGCGAGGTTAAGACAGGCTTCTAAGGTTGTATCTTCTGATAAGGCGATACATTGGAGACCGTTAAGTATATGCTCTATCAGATAGGAGTATAAATATAGTTCATCTTGTTCATATTCTGCCTCAAATAGTTCTGACAATATATTATTAGCAGATATAGCGAATGTAGTTTGTGTGATATTATTAGGGGCTTCCATCGGATATACTTTTTCATAGTGAAAAATGAAATCCATATTTTTAAAATAGCAATAGTTAATAAGACAAATCATAGTATCACCTATCGCATCTTGGATAGCTGGCTTGTCATTTTCATAACACGCCTTGATGAGTTCACCAACTTCTTCATGTGTTTTGAGGAGTTGGTCAAATGGGGAGCTTTTGTCAAATATCCCCCTTTCTTTTGCCCACTCTTGGATAAGTGGGACGAGTTCTTGGATTGTTTTCATTTGTCAATATTTTTAGTGTTAATAATTTCTCCTAAACTAAGTACAAAGTATATTTTTCCTTCTTCTGCACCCCATTCGCTCTTTCCTGTGCCTTGGGTGATACTTTTTAGTTTTATTGTAAATTGTGGGGCATTGGTAGCATACCCATTACGAAAGATGACCTTATCATATGTCTTTCCCATAAGCCGCTTTTCCCAGTAAGGTTTGATTTCTCTGTATTCCTCCTTCTTCTCTCCTGAGAGAATAAGGTCAAACCATTTCTTTTTGAGTGTAAGGTGTAAATTCATCTACTATAAATTTTAATCGTTTTGCTATGAGTTCTACTATATCCACAGTTACGGCATTGCCAATGAGTTTGTAGCGTTGGGTACGAGCTATGGACTTGATTGTACCATTATAGTCACCATATTGTGTCCAATTGTCAGGAAAACCTTGCAGTCGTTCACACTCAATTTCCGTAAGTCTTCTGACTCCTTCCAGTAGATTGTTTTCTTGAAAGGCATTGCTTGATATAGTAGGGCAGATTTTGAGGTCTGCACCTTTGTTTTTGCCTCGTGGGAGTTGGCGTATTATTGTCATATCGGAATGTAAGCCTCCTGAATGTCCACCTCCTGTAAGAGTGCTTGCGGTTTTAGGAATAATATAGGTATCATCGGCGTTCATATTGCCGTTGGCTTTGAGTGTTCCACTAAGTTTGGCTTGAAATTGGTATGTTTTTTCTTTTCGAGGTGCGCAATCATCTTCTGTGATAGGAAATACTCCTGGCTGACTTCGTCCTGCAAGATGTCCGATAAGGTATATCCGCTCTCTATTCTGGGGTAATACCCACTTTGTATTAAGCAGTTGAAATTCAAGTCTATAACCCCCAATGTTGGCAAACGCTTGGATAATCGCCCAAAAGTCTGCGCCAGCATTTGAGGAGAATGCTCCCTTAACATTTTCCCAGATAAAAATACTTGGTCTGATGTCAGCAATGAGGGCAATTGCGTGCTGGATAAGGCTACTTTTGGCTCCTTTAAGTCCCTCTCTTCTTCCAGCAAGTGAGAAATCTTGGCAAGGCGATCCGAAAGTGATAATGTCAATGTCTGTAAAGTCTCCTCCGTGAAGAGTGGTAATGTCTCCGATGTGTTTTGCATGTGGAAAATTGTATTTATAGTTAGCTATAGCGTGTTTGTCTATCTCTGAAAAATAGTGCTCTGTAAATTGGTAGCCTGCCTTTTGAAATCCGAGCGAAAAGCCTCCAATCCCACTGAATAGATCAATGATTTTCATTTGCTTTGTCTGTTATTAGTAATTTGTCATTTTCAAAGATATACTCCAAGGCTATTTCTGCTTTCAAGAACACATCATCGCCTTCAAGTGCTTTTTTAAAACTTTTGATTAAGTTTCTATTGTCTCGTTCCTTTAACTTGCGCTCTCTATAACGCTTTGTGAGTAATTCCTTTTCATCCTTCGTAAAGGGCGCTACCATACCACGCTCTTTAAGGCCGTTATATATCCAACCACAGAACAGAGGCATACGTCCTTGCTGTTTGAAATCGTTGTAAAATTGTTGTACATTGGCTATAAACTTAGCTTCCTTTTCCTCCTCTGATAACTCCTCCTCTTTTGGGGCTGGTAGGCTCATAGGTAGGTTGTTATTTTGTCTCGTGCGACGCAACCAATCCTTGTACTTCTTCAATATCTCACAGACATAAGGTGCGTTGATAAGCTGGTAATGCTCTGTACGCGTGTCAAATTCTCCGTATCTTTCCATTTGAAAGGCTTTGTATAACTCCTCCAAAGAAAGTGAAGAAAAGCGACTTAAAATCATTCCTGAAATATCAGATTTGTTGAGAGGGTCTATTTCTCCCTTGAAACCGATAAGGGCGGCATGCTGGGTGATAATAGCCCCTATCCCTCCGCGGACTTCTATTGGGTCAAGCTCTCGGATAGGAGAGAATGTCAGTACTTGCCGAGCAAAAGCCACTTCTTGCAGCTCACCAGCCTTGGCGATTTGCGGCAATGTCGGCAGCGGTTTGGCGACCGACAACATTGGTGCCTGCTGTGTTTGTAGTATGAGTTCCTGAGATGATGTTTCCATTTTGGTCAATTATTACGGGTTCTTGTGGGTTGTGTGATTGTTGGGCGCTCTGTACCCAGCTGGCTTCAAAGCCTTTCCATTGCTTTTGCACTACGAGGGCAAGGATAGTATTCTTATCCTGTCCTGTGCGCTGCACCTGCTCAAGGAATATCTTAAAAGCACGTTCGCTATTGACGGCCTTCTTTGTCTTGCGTATCCTGAGCCAGTCCTCTGTGAGGTCAGCAGCAAATCCTGCCGATAGCATAGCTTGCTTGAAATTGAAAGGAGGGGGGGCGGCCGCAACTCGGGGGGAGGTTTCTTTTTGGTCGCTTAAAGGCTGATTGTTTTTCTCCTCCTCTTCAAAATCCACACTCGCGCTTTTTTGTTTCTTTTTTTCTAAAAAAGAAAAATCATTATCATTATCATTTACATTATCATTATCATTAAGGGGGCAATTGCTTTTTTTGCTTTTTTCAGAAAGCAATTGCTTTTTTTGCTTTTCGTTGCTTTCCTCTAACTCGTTGTCTTTCAATCGCCTTCCTCCTTTTTTACCTGCCTCACTTCTTTTTTCTGAGATTGATATATACTTTTGTGTATCCCTATCAATCGTTTGTTTTACGAATCCGAATGCTACTTTTGCAAGTGGTTTTAGTTCAATCAAGTTACCGTATATGGCATATTCCGCAATAGCCTGATAAACTTCCAACTGAACCTCACTTGGCAAATCCCGAATAACATTCAACCAATCCGCGTAAAACAAAAATGTTTCTTTTTTCATGGCTTATTTAAATGAACATTTTCTCACTAACTTTGCCCTAAGCCCTCTCCTTGAGCATACATGCCAAGTACAAGCGAGGGCAGAGGTCAAAGAATGAATGAGTATTTAAAATAATGATAATTGTAATTTCTTTTCTGTCATTCTCCTTGCATTCTTAACAGCGGTTTCAAAGTATTTATCCTTGAGTTCTATTCCTATTCCGTAACGGCCCAACTCAATAGCTTTATATACCTCACTGCCTATTCCTAAGAAAGGAGTAAATACTGTTTCCCCTGGATTGCTCCACATCTGTACACAACGTTTGATAACTGATAATTGCAAAGGGGCTATATGCTTTTCATCTCCTAAGTCCGTACCTTCTGAATTGTTTAGTACGTCTGTCCTTTTAATGTCCATCCATGTATTTACTCGGTAGTCCTCCATGATTGCATTAAGCTGCTCTATATCGCTCTTTTCCACATTCCACACAGGAGATGCCCATTGCTGCCAAACATCTAAGGGGAAATTATCTTGGTTCTTGTTGTTAATCGGTGTCCAATCTTCCTCGTTACCTTCCCACTTACGGAATATGGTAACATATTCGGGTAGTCCTACTCCTGTATAACTACTATCCTTACGAAGTTGTTTATATAGCAGTCGTTGCGTTTTTGTTCGCTGCATCTCAAGTACAGGATCCGTCCAGATGTTTATCTTTGAGTGATATTTAAATCCGACTGCTTCAACGGCCCTATGGTGATCTCCTGTAAAGTCATACAACCCCGTGTAGCCGCTTGAGTTTTTATATACGGCCAAATCCTTGGTGTGACAAACCATTAATCGCCCTGGTTTAAGGATACGATACAAATCGTGCAAAAGGAATGTGTATTGCTTAAAAAACTCCTCGTGGCTCTCATTGTTCCCCATGTCATGTATGTAGTTGGAGTAGGTGAACAACGAACTAAAAGGAGGGCTAAATATGATTAAATCAACGGAATTATCAGGGATACGCTTAATCTCTATGCAGCTATCACCTTTCATGAGCCAATATTTGTTTGTCTTTACCTCCTTAAACTCATAGGAGTTGAGCAACCCAAAAGCATCACCATTAATAAACTTGTTCATTTGGGCCTGCATTTCCTTGAATTGTCGTTCTTTCTTATCAATTGATAGTCTTACGTTTTCCATAGTGTCAGTTGTTATTAGGTATATATTTACTTCGTGTGTTTGTCCAAATCGGTAGGAGCGCCTTATTGCTTGGTAGAGGCTTTCAAAAGAGAAATCTAAACTTGCAAATATCTGATTGTGGCAGTTCTGAAAGTTCATACCGAATTGGGCTATTTTCTTTTTGGTTACCAGTACTCTAAACTCTCCATTGGCAAAGCCGAGTAATTTCTTTTCCTTGGTTTCTGTCTTCTCACTTCCATTCACTGCCACGGCATCAGGAATAAGCTCTAATACTTTCTTCTCTTCTTCGTTCTGATTAACCCAAATGATGAAAGTCTCATCGGAGTTATTAACGATCTCAGCCACTACTTCAAGGCGTGGTAGTAGGGTAATCCTAAGCTCCTTATTGAACTCTGTAGCACTTACTGATACATCATTGAAGAGCTTGCCGTTGTCTTTCTTTTGGGTCTGTATCTGTCGCTCTATGTAGTTGAGTTGAGGAAGCTCGTACCCATCGGCTTTAAAACCAATATCTGAAGGCTTGGTTAGCATAGTAGCCCATGAACTTATCCAACCATAGAAATCACGAGTTGCGTGGCCCTTTAATCGGTAGTTGTTCATTCCCTCATCTCTCACGAACCACTTAGCACGCATGTCCTGTGCATCTAACACATTGAGAAACTCGGAATGGTTACCTATCTCGTTGAGATCATTAGGGCTTGGTGTAGCAGTGCAACAGAGCTTGTAAGGTGTTTCTTTGAACCTCTCAATAAGGGCATTCTTATATTTCCCTGTGAAGTTCTTGAGGATAGAGCTTTCGTCAAGTACTACCCCAACAAATTGCCTTGTATCTATGTTATCCAACTGCTCGTAGTTGCAGATATACACCCCTTGCAGCGGTCCGTTATTGTGGTATTTTTCTACCTTAATACCAAACTTTTGCCCCTCCTGTATCGTTTGCCCTGCTACTGCTAACGGGCAAAGAATAAGTACGGGTTTGCCTGTATGCTCGCTTACTTGGTGCGCCCATTCCAATTGCATTAGGGTCTTTCCCAACCCACAATCGGCAAAGATTGCGTAACGTCCCATTCTTAGGGCCTTACCAACTATGTAACGTTGGAAGTCAAAGAGGTTGCTATTAAGCTGCTGCTCTGATACTTCAAAGCCTGCCACTATAGGTTTTCGCTCCTTTGATTTTAAAAATTCTTGATACTCGTTCATTTTTTTGATTTGATTAGAGATTTGATAAAGATTGCCGCGCGCTCAATCTCCTTTCAAATCGGTTGTTATAGCCCCCGCTCACTGCTCGAACGTGAGTGCTTGCCAATCGGGGGTCACCATGTCTTAGACATGAGATAGATAATATTCCAATGTTAGGTTTGTTAGTCGTTATCGGCTGTTTGTTCTCCTTTGCCTTTGCTTCTATCTATATAGACATGGCAAAATAGATGGTCAATCACAGCTTCTACTTTCATTATCTTTGCCGATAACAGTGTCATTGTATAAGGTTCAGGATTGTCCTTGTCCTGCATATACTTATCAAAGAACGCAATACATAGAGGTTTGGTTTCCTCAGCATTGATAGCCTTTACTAAGAATTTATTACGAGTTGTGTAACGCTCATATTTCATCTCCATCTCAGCAATATAACAATTGACCTTTTCATCTTCTTCACTATCCTTGGTTAAGGTTACGATGTACAAATATTCTTGTTCCTTGAGTGATAACACTTCAAAATATCCTTGGTAGTGCTGTTCTATGTAGTCCGTGAGGATCTGCATAGCTACTTCTACACTATTAGCATATAGGAAGAAGGTTTGTTTCTTTCCCATTACCTTTGCTACAGCTACCCATGTGGCAGCACATCCATTGACTAAGGTTGCTTGTCTTTGTATAGTACTGACTTTTACCTCGGTAATATCTCCACTTTGTAGGAAAAAATTAATCTCCTCTAAGCTGTGATGGTCTAAGAGTGTCCCACGGTCAAAGATTATCTCTTTGCGTTCTATATTGACCAGCTCCCCTGTGCTTTCATCTACGAAGCTCTCAGGCCATTTTCTATAGAGCGTCTCGGCCAAATACTTATCCTTCATCTCAGATAGATTGGAGGTTGTGATGATCTCCTCCTCAAAACGATTAACGGTTTCTTTCATTGCTTATTTTCTTTTAAATCTTGCTTATTTACTTTTTTGCTTTGGTTTTTAGGCAGTTAGGATTGATTTTTTGCCTTGCTTAATGAGGGGGGGAAATTGCTTATTCCTCATCGCTTATTGGTTCAGGCAAATCTAATCCGAAGAAATCCATACATAGCTGCCTGATTTGCTGCTTAAACTCCTTCTCCCATTCGTAAGTGGTCAGCTTGGTGCTGCTCTTTGGCACTCTTACCACTTCTCCTGTGGCAGGATTGACACGCTCCTCATAGTTACAAGTTGTCTTTAACAGCGTATGCACTTCATTAGGATTGTATAACTCCCCCCACTCATTATAGATAGCGGTCTGTATGAGTGGTATCCAGCAAGCCCAATAGAATGCATTTTGCTCGTTGCTCCTTTTCTTGCTACGCCTTTCAATAGTAAGATTGATAGGCAAGCCCTCAAAGGAGCCAATCGCACGAGTTACCATTTCTCGGTTACCTACCAGCTTGCCGTCTTTAACGGTAGTGGGGATTGTTATCTTTTTCATTGTCTTTGAGTAATAGATAGAGGAATATAGCTATTACCATGGCATGGGTAGCTTTGGTATAGTCCCTTAGAATTATCAAGCAAAGGAGGTTAAGGGCTAACATCAGGACAATCATTACTTTTGTCATAATAAAGGTTTTGCTATCTCTAATAATTCTCTTTGCTCTTCAAGGAATTTATTTCTTAAATTTCCTTCTTTAAATGCTAACACATAACTGAAAGTAAAAGAACAAATAGTAGCTAATTTATTACTATCATTATATATAACGTACTTTATTTCTCTCTCTTTTCTCCAATTAGGCTGCCAGCCTTTATTATAATAATCTCTGAGAACAATTAATTTCCTAAGAGCTTCAAAAGCATCACATATTTTTTTTGATGGATAAGTCCTCTCATCTTCAAATACAGTTTGATAGCTTTCGTTATTATCCAACCAATCTAAAGCCTCCTCAAAAGTTGGTACAGCTTCTTTCTGTTCAAAACCTTGTAATTCTACTTTATATGGTTTGGTGGAAAGAGTTTTCAAACCACACATCCCACTATCTCCATCACTTGTGTAAAGCATAGTTTCTGAACCAAACTCTACTTCAATAGGGTATGGGTGAACATAATTTTCATCAAAACCATCTTCATCAAAAAATTTTTCAGGTATATAATTTGTTGTCAAAACAATACCTTCTTTATCAGGGAATATTAATTGGTCATAGACCTTCATTCCTTTTCTAAATACTGTTTTCATCGGTACTCTGCGTTTATTTTTCTATCATTTTTATAAACAACCTCCCCATCTTTGGTTACTTCACTAACATGATACATAAGCCCTTGTACATTGTCAGGTTCTTCTTTCTTAGTGTATTCAAATGGACTTTCTTCAAAAATATCCATCGCTTCTTCATAGCTGTTAGCTTCTACAATAGCTGTGTAAGTACTTTCTTCCACATGCTCGAATTTAATTACATACTTTTTCATATTTTTTTATTTTTACTTGTTACTAAAAAGGTAATCCATCATCTTCCTGATTGTCAAATATTGCAGGGTTCGGCTCTCTCCCATGGTTATCAAACAGCTGCGGTTGTTGTACCTGCTGTGGTGCTCTCTGCGGAGGAGGTGCAGGTGCTGCTTGTGCTACTGGCTGCTGTGGTGCTTGCTGTACAGGCTGCTGATAAGCTACATTAGTAGTCTGTATCACCTCAATTTTCCAAGCTTCTATGGTGTTAAAGTATTTAATCTCTCCTTGCGGGCTTGTCCATTCTCTCCCGCGGATATTTACATACACTTTCACTCTTTGCCCCACTTGCAAGCTGTCTAAGAGGTCGCAACGCTGCTGGGTAAATTGAATGATGATCGTTTGTGGATATATATCCTCTGTTATGATTACCAAATCCCGCTTCTCAAAGCCGTTTTGTCCCATTGTTTGAGAGGGGAATATCTGTTTTACGCGTCCTTGTATTTCCATGTTTTTTTAATTCTAATGATAAAAACTTCTACTTTTATGCAGCTCTAATACCTCGCTGCTTTCCTTTCTGTTTGCCTCAATAAACGCCCTTGCTTGCTGTATGCTAAGGTGTGTTTTGATGCTGCCATAAGCGTGGGTATATTCACTATTGGCTCGTGCTTCCTCAATCGCTTGTTGTATGTACTCCTCACAATAGTTATGCTCAATAGCATAAAGGTCGTACCCTTTAGCAGTGATACCTTCCAAATGTACTGTATCGGTAGCGTGGAATATCTTTTTACCATTAGGTAGGAATATCCTCCAACCGAAATTTGGCACGTCGTGATATAGTTTTATGGGTGACACCTTGAACGCTCCGTAATCGTATATCTTACCCACTTGCAATACATCTATATTCTTGATACATGGCAACTCCTCTAAGAGAAAATCACCGCAAGCCACTCGCAAAGTAGGTCTTTCAGCTTGTAACCGCTGCAAAGTGCGTATTTTCAGGTGATCGCTGTGCTTGTGGGTAAGGAGCACTATTTTCAAAGAACGTTTGACTGCTTCTAAGGCTTTGAAGGAAACGCCGCAATCTACCATTATTGCATTGTTGTATATCACGGCGTTACCCTCGCTACCTGAACTAATGACTTGTGTTTGTATCATTTTCAAATTCTACTACAGCTATTCCATTGACAAATAAGGTTTCACCATAGAGTACTGTTTGCTTTTTTGATTTTGCTTTATACTCTTCTATATTCTTTTTAAATATATCTATAGCCTCGTCTTCTGTTACAGCTTCTATTTCTATTATAAAGACTTTAGAATAGTGCTTTCTAAGTGTAATCTGGTGTTTCATACTGTCTCCCATTTATTTTCTGTTAGGTTATATACCCCTCGTGGGAAGTATCTCATTTCAGGGCGTTCATCATATTCAAAAGCCCACTCTAAGCCAAAATACTCAACCATTACATCTCTTGGATTTTCGGCTGTTATCTTAATCACACAATCGCGGTCTAAGGTTTGTCCATTAAAACGATATACATGTGATTGTCCAAGGGTAAAATAACTTGTTTTCATACTTACAAGGTTTTAAAATCAACTTGCTTGGGGCTTTCTGTAGGGGCAGGGGCGGGAGCTACTGGTTCTTCTTGAGCAACTACTTCGGTAGGCTCGCTTTGCTCAATGATAACAGCATCTTGTACATACCTACCTGTTTGTGGATTATCTATATAACGCCCCTCGCTATCTGCTTGGTCTTTCTCTATAGCATTCTGCATCTCTACTGATAACACCCCGTAGCGATTAAGTAAGAGCTTGAGGACTGTCTTCTTTGCCATAGCGTCGAATTCATTTTTCCACACTCCTTTAAATTCTTTGGTGTTTTTGTCAATTCCACTTTGTGAGTACTTGCTTACATGCTCTTTAACCTGCTCAAGGCTCATATATAGTGATTGCTGAAAACCATTTTGTAGCTCGATATAAGCCAAATAGCCTATGACTTTGCCTTCTGGATTTTCTCCAAGAAATTCAGTGTGTCCAGTGAATTTATTACGCTTAATCTCACCTTCTCGCACCTCGCAAGTGTTAATTGTTCTATATTGACCGCTGCGGATCGCCAATTGGATAAAGCCTTTATATCCCATTTGGAATTGTGGATGTACTTCTTGGGTTTTCCAATCCTTGTAAGTGATAACATACGCATACCCTAAATTCTTGTTAAGTGGTAGATTTAGAGCTGTAGCATTCAAGGCACACTTCATAAGCTCTGTATTATCGCATTGTAACAGCTCTTTGTTACTATCTGAAAGAGCTAAGAGGTTAGATACAAATTCCGATTTTCTTGAACCTAAAGTCTTTGTTAGGAAATCGGCTGTGGCTTTTTGATTAAGGAAATTACCTAATGTTAAGCCCTTTTCTGTAGTGGTGATTGTTGTACTCATTATTCTATGATTTTAATATTATTACTAAGTATATATGCCTTTAAGGCTTTGAGTTGCTCCATTGTACCTTGTACTGTAAAACTGGTTACTATCAAATCAGGAACTGCTTCTTGAGGAGCAGGAGCAGGTACTTCTTGAGGAGGGGCGGGTGTTTCTTGAGGTGCTGGAGCTGGTACTTCTTCAGGTGCTTGTAGCGGTGCCACTTCTTTTGCCCTTGCTTCGGCTGCTAACCTTGCTTGCTCGGCTCGTACCTTTTGCGCTTCAAGGCGTTGTAGTTCAGCTTCTCGTTGCTGTTTGCGATATTTTGCATTGTTAATAGACCTCATTACATCAAGGGTTTGCTTGTAATCAGCGAGGATTTCCGCTTTATATTCGTCGGGGTCTGTTAGGCTCTCAATAAATTCAAGGCTCTTAACCACGTTATCAATGTTAGTGTTTACGATGTCTTTCAAGCTCTTATCACTATCGTTTAGCCTTATATTTAATCCAAGCCTTTCAAAGGGGAGAAAATCAATATTGTTAGCTTGGCACAACTCTGTAAAATAAGCCCTGATACGTGCTTCTTTGTCTGCTTTTAGCTTTCTGTCAAACTCATCAATTTTCACTTTAAGAATACCATCGGCTTTCTCATATTTTACCTTGATAAAGGAGTTATATGCTTTTTCAAAAGCCTCATAAGGCGCTACTACTTGCTCTTTGATACGTTTGCGCTGCTCTTCAAAGTCCTTTAGCTCTTTATTGAGCATTGCCCTGGTGTCCTTAACGGCTTTTTTGGTATCCTCTGTTACGAGTTGCTTATCCAAGTCAAGCGCTGCGATACGCTTGTCAATCTCTTGCCCCACGCTTTCCAATCGCTCATAGACGATCACGGGGAGTTGTTGTACTGTGATTAAATTCTCATTCATTTTGATATAATTTTATTTGTTATTATTCTTCGTATTGGCTTAATCTATACCTGAACTCAGCTGCTATATTCTGCCTTGTCACATCTATATAATTGATATAGTCATTAATGGGTACTTCACGAGTTACTTTGCTATCAATAGGAAGGGAAATAAACCCTATCACCCTATCACTATCAGACCCAAAGCCCCATATATGGTGCTCGTCTATTCTGTCAATTTGCAAAAGCCAATCGCCTATCTCATAGCATTTGCCTTTTTCTACGGTTGTTTTCATTGCTTTTGTTTTTTATCGTTTTTAATTAGCTGGAGGACTTCACCATCGTACAGCCCATAGCAATCATTGCTGAACCTTACCTTGACTATCTCAAGCCCTTCGTTATTGACTATCTCTACAATCACCCCTACTTTGCCTTTTTGGTTTGCAGGGTCTTTTGGAATAAAGGGGCTTACCCTTACTAAATCACCTATTTTCATATTACCACATTTTAGAAGTTGCATAATCGGGGTATATATCAGTTTCTTTATACTGAAACTCTTTGTTAGCTCGATTGGTGAGTACCGTTGTTAATACGTTTTCTTGCATTTCGGTAACCTTAACCTCTTGGAAGTTGATGTATATATGCTGTATCTCCACACTGTGACAACTTGCATTATTGCTACCCTCGCAATGAGTGGTTACATCGTAATATATTGCACAGTACCAATCATCAGGGTAATCGTCTTCTGTGATAAATTCGCAGCTGAAAGACCTGTTATCATCTTCTCGCAAGTCCAATAAATCGCTGTAATAATAGTGCTGCTTGCGTTCTTCATTGAGCACACGCTCAAATTCTGTGTTTGTCATTGTTCTCATCGTAGTACGTATCTAAGTTGTGATTCTCTAAGGAGTTCTTGTAAGGAGTGTAGTGCTAAGCAGTCGTTATATTGCTCTTTCTGCTCGTAGTTTAGCTCGTTGTAACGGCACTTGTTGTAGCACAAATAGCCGTCAATCACTTGTAGTTGCTGGTCTTGCACTTTTTTTGCTTTTCGCTTGCAAGAGAAAATTTTTTGAAGTATCTTTGCCATGTTTTAATGTTATATTTATCGCCCCCTCGTGGGGCTTTTTTATTTTCTACTTCTGTTTTTCTCATACCCCTGAGCAAATTCCTTTATCTCATTGAAGGAGTACTTAGGATGTCCTTTGTCATTTACTCTGTAAAAACATCCCTCACGCTCCAAACGGGTAACTGTCTGCTTTTCTATATTGAGGAAGTCTGCCACTTCCTTTATACTCATTAAGCTGTCTTTTGGGCGCTCTCTTTGCACTCTCCTTATAGCCTCTGCATACTGATCTATGCTGTCAGGTAGCAACCCCATAGCCTTATTGAAATCCTCAACCTCCTCAAGGGTTAGGTTCTTATAAGTGCTTATCGCATATTCTACTCGTGTCATAGCTCATCTGTTAAGTCTTCTTCACTTAGATTAAATTCTTTGTAGATAGGTACAAGCGTTATATTAAGTAGCTTGTTACTACGCCTCTTGGCTAGCTCTAACACCGCAGCCTGTTTTACATCAAAAACTGATGCCAATCGCAAACTAAGCTGATTAGTATTTATTATCGTATCTGATGCCTTCTTAGACAGACTCCCAGTTATATTATTCCTGTAGTCTTTTTTTGTTTCTTTAACTTTACTTACTTTTTTCATTGCTGTTTTAATTTTTATACTTATATTTGCACCTACAAAAAACAAAGTTATTTTGTATATCTGTTTTGACACTGCAAAATTATAACTAATTTGGTTATAAAACAAATTTTTGGATAACTATTTTGGTTATAAACAATGTTAAAGTTTATAAGTGGTTAATTTTCAAGTTGTTGATATGAAAAATAATTTAGATAACCGAAATGGTTATATCAATTTATACCTCAAAGAGGCTTTTTCCAAACTTGGAAAAGAACAATCAGATATAATGAGTGATTTAGGAGTGTCACAACCTTATGTATCAGCTCTGATGAATGGTAAAAAATCTGTAGGAAAGGCAATGGCTGAAAAATTAGTAGCTTTATATGGGTTTGATAAAGCAGGAATACTCACAGGTGAAGGTACTATGCTAAAAGCATCCCCTTTAACTCCTGCCCAACAAAAAAACATACTCAAAAAGCTAAAAAAGCTCTTTATATCACTGAGAAATAGGATTACCAATGACCAGCAACAAGCATTCAAGCAATATGAAGTACTACTATCACAAGGAGAGACCATAGTAACACTTCAACTCATTGAGGAAATAGTTACTACTTTCCCAGACATCAACAAGGAATGGATTACCGATAACAAAGGTACTATGTTCCTATCCGATAATGCCTTTATCAATGGAAAGGACTTAAGTCATTCCATTAGTAAGCTAAAATCAAAAAATGGCACTGAGGAAGTATCCCCTGTAGCCGAGCAGAATTATATGATTGTCGAATACGCTGACCTCGCTGTCTCTGCGGGTATGCTCGGAGGTGATTTCTCTGAAGCATTTGTGGAAAGCCTCCCTGAGACACACAAGCGGCTTATCCCTCGTGAGTACAACGAAGGGAATTATCTCGTGGTGCGTGTCAATGGGGATAGTATGGACGATGGCTCTAAGCGCTCCTTATCTGATGATGATGAGATCCTTATCCGTCTTTGGACAGACTCAATAGACACACTGCCTATCCGTAGCAAACTCTTTGTGCTTACCACCCGCAGTGGGCATATTGTGAAACAAATAACCAAAATAGACCATAAAAAACAGCAAATTACCTGTCATTCGTTCAATCCTCTATACCCTGACCAAATCGTGGATTTTGACGAGGTAATACAGCTTTTTACCGTGGAGAAAATAGTTAATTCAAAAATCAGATTTTAATCATATTATACCATGAAAAAAATATTCATTCCCCTGCTCTTATGTCTATGCCTTGCATGCTCCAAAGACGAAGGTACTACCAAAAAAGGAGGGTCTAATAAAAAGGAAAGAACTCTTGAAAAAGGAGAAAGAGTGTGTGGTCAATACAATGGAAAAACACTCTACACAGGGCCACGTGGTGGTTGCTACTACTACCAAGATGATGGTGAAAAAACCTATGTGGATAGAAGTAATTGTAGTTGTTTAAAGTAATAATTTTTAAAAATGAAAAAACTAATCATATTATTTGCTCTCCTTTGTCTCGCTTGTGCCAAGGAAACAAAAGAAGATAATCCACAAGTAGCACAACTTAAAAAAAGCATTGCTGGCACTACTTGGACTTATTATTATAAATATACTGATGGAGACATTGATGTTTATACATATACTTTCAAAGATTATAATTCAGGTGTCATAGATCATGTACATGGCAATAACTCTCGTAGTTATGTTTTCTCATATAAATATGAGTACCCAAACTTATATATATCAGATGAATATAATCGTTTTAGTGAATATAGAATGAAACACCCTTACAAAGTAGATGCTTATAAAAAAGAAATAATATTTTCAATAGCCAAATTACCACTTAGACAAGGGAATAAAGACAACATGCATCCTTATACATTTGAAGACCTTGTCAAAGTGCCTATTAAAACAGATGAGGCATTTCGTAAAGAAATAACAGAGTGGGTATCTGAACGATCAAAAGACAGAATGTTATTCTTTCAGATGAACACTGGTGAATTGGGAGTGTTTAGCAAGGGGTGGAATTTATTAATACCTTACAAAAAAGGTAATGATTACTTTATTGTGTCTTATAATAAGTTAGAATACCCTAATATACATCTAAAATTAGAGTATTTAAAAGAAGTCACTAAAGATACAACTATTTTTTATAATGCTGATAATAAATGGTTCATAGAGGATAGAGGTAGAGAACCTATATATGACAAAGCTATCTTTAAAAACAATGATACTGATATAGAGTTCAACGGAGAAACATTCCACAGAATCGATAGTAAATATTAAAAAAGCCCCATTACGGGGCTTTTCTTCTAAAAACTACAATAAAGAGCAAAAAAATAATTATGAAAACAATCCAAATATAATCTTTCCTTATCACTTGCTTATCTACTCGTACTGCTCTCGTTTCCTTTTCTGCCTTTTCATCACGCTGCATGCTCATTTTTATATCATTTTTTAGTATAGTTGCTTCTTGTACGAGGGACTTTTGACCAGCACTATTTGCCTTTATACTTACTTTGCCTCCTCGCACAACAATTGTTTCATTTGTTCCATCTCTGATACGATTAAAATACAGCTCTTTTGCGTTTCCCATACTATCTTTATCACTCTCAAGAACAAATTCCATATGCTCAATAGTGGATACATCAAAGAGGGTTGTCTTTTCACTCCTTTCAGTGCTTGAAACACTATCTTTTTTAACTGAAATACGCTCTTTGCTGTTTGTTTTTATATCTTCTTTCTTCACTTTCCTACTACCACAACCCAGTAGCAGCAATAAGAGCAGTAAATACATTATTTTTTTCATATTTTTTATATTAATCTAATCATTGACCATTTGCCTTGTAATCATCTTTATAAATTCTATCGTAACACTTATATCGTACGTCTCACTTGGCTCGTTGAACTTCACATTACCTCCCACTACCTCCACTCGCTCCCAATTTGTGAAGAACTCATTTTCAAAGAATCTCCGTACCTTATCTCCCTTGTACAGATATACTTCATTGGAGGTATATAAGTCCTTCACTTCCTCTATCTCATCAGCTTGCACAGGTATAAGACTACTGAGCTTCCAAGTCTGCTCTCCACTAAGTCCTAAGTGCTTACGAGTAATATTCCCGTTCTTGTGATAGTCCCAGCTACCCCTGCTCTTTGTCTTTATCTCATGTTCATAATCACTTGAGAATAGCCAATAACCCCATGAGCCGTAACTTGTCCTCCACCTTAGGAATATTCCACACTCATCTATCTCTCTTGTTACCTCTCCTCTTGGGTAATATGTCTGATTCCCCTCTGTAACACTTGACTTGGTACGAACCACATTAAAAGCTCCTCCTATTATTAGATTCCCGTGCCTACCCTCTACATCTGCGGTATAAGTATCTATCTGAGGGTAACCTACAAAATAAGGCTTTCCTGCTCCCTTCGGAGCCAATCTTTTATTTCGTTCTATCAGAGAATGCTTAACACTACTATCTATAATAGATAATCCAAAGCGAATGCTGCTCAATTTCTTTTTCTCCTTCCTACTTCCTCTATTCCTCACCATGCAATAGATGTCAACCTCTATATCAGCATCAATAGAAGGGACAACTCCTAATGAAGGCATCCCGCTACGGGTGCTCCTCTCATAGTGCTCAAGCATCACCCTTTGCAGCAGTAATCGCAAATCTATATCTGTAACCTTATCCTTAATGATATACTTCACTGGGTCATAAGTTTCAACTTTTATCATAATTATCTCAGCGTCCTCTGTAGTCCCTCTTTTTTTAAAGGAAAAGGTATAAGGGTAATGTATGCTCGTATAATAGTCGTATGTTATTGTAAATCCTTCGTGTGTTATCTCCATAGTTGTTCTTATTAAGCGGCCATCTCCTCTATGACCTTGATTATATCACTACTAAATTGCACAGTGTACCATACTCCTACCTTGTCTATGATGTCCTGTATCCGCTCCGCTGTGATAACTGCATCTATAAACTCAGGTTTACCTCCTGCCTTAAATCTCCTTGTGCCTTCCTGTCCTATCTTATGAGCAATAGCGTAAGCCAATGATGATACACTTATTTTCTTTTCCAAAGGACGTATGCCTTTTGCTTGTATCCATTCCTCTATAGCCTTCACGGGAGGCATTTTCCCCGATGCTCTCCCATGCTGTACATAGTAGGTGTAATCTATGCCCTCAATCCTACCTAACAGCTTGCTACCTTCTCTCTCTACCACCACCTTCAAGCCCTCAGCCCAACGACCACTGGCTCGCATGCCTAAGCTGTCATACTTAGCCACCAGCTCCATTACTATCTTACCTAACTCCTCATCAAGAATATCTTTTACATTCATCACCTACCACTTTTAACTTGGAAATTCACCAGCACCCCGTCAAAATTAGTGTCATAGAGATTAATCACCTCTAACATCCGCCACTGCAATATATCATACTCCCAGCAGAAAGCCTTAGTTATCTTCATTACCTCCTCCTTACAACGCTTGATATACCGCTCATATTTCCCCTCGCTGGCATTGTTACCCTCTTGATCATCATACACTCTATCAAAGTCAGACACCATAAGCAGTAACAACCGCCCATTATAGGTACGTCCCACCTCTTGACTATCCTCAAAGCTGACCAACTCCTCCAATGGGTCAAGGAAAAGGTAAAAATCCTTATCCTCCACCCGTTCCAAGTTGCTGAAATCATCACGGCCGTAATCAAAAGCCCAATTATTGCTCCTCGCTATCTGTTGTAGTTTCTCTTTCATGGTTATCTATTGTTAAGTCCTTAGCCCCCTTACTTATATCATCAAAGAAATCTTTTAATTTGCCCTCTCTTTCATAGTTATATAGGGCTTTCATGATGAACTGAGGGGGATATTTCCCACCAGTAAGCACAAATACATTCTTAACAATCTTACTCACTGGGTACATCAGTGTCATAAATTGCACCACGCTCTGAAATATTTTTCCTGTCTCTGTCTCATTAATAGGAATGCTCAGAACTGAAAGGGATATATACACAACCGTTATTACAAGCATTATCGTTGCATTGCCTGTAAGGAAGTGCTTTATATCAAAAGTCCCTGCCTTTGCATGGTATATAGCCCCTACTACCATATTAAGAAAGAGAATAAAGCTAATCCCCACAAAGAAAAGCTCATTTTTCTCTCTCCAAACAGAGAAATAAGAGTAAAGCATCAACAATGGAATACTCTTAAAGAAAGCGATGAAAAAGTAATAAATCCTATCCCTTAGCTGTATCTTATCATCAAAGTAATAGAGCAGCACTATAGGCGCTACCCATGTAGCTATTTTGTTCTTCGCTTTCAGCAATCGCTGAAATAATTTGTTCATCGTTTTTGTCATTTATCATTAGTCATTATTCTCTCAATCGTCCTAATCACCCCCTTAAGCCGCTCCGCGTACGTCGGCTCCGTAGCATACCCCGCCTTGGCCACTTCTTCGGCAAACTTATACGGGTCAGCTTTGACCAACAACGCCTTGGCGTAACGCTTATTCGTGAGGAACAAACGAGCATGATCTGTAAAACTCTCCTCAGGACTGTCATACTTGCGGAACCAGTCCTTAACAATGTACTTATACCTGCCGTCTGGGCGCTTTTCTATACTGATAATCACGGGGAATTTAGCCTTGTCTGTGGCAAGGATCTCCGTAGTTTGCACCAGCTGCCGCTTTTCAGCGGGCATACTCTCTTTGGCTTTTACACCAAACATCATATTCCCTGGGGCGTCTTTTCCCCAACCTGTCTCCAAGGCAGACTGAGCCAATGTAAATAGCGCCGATATACCCGTCTTACGCTCCGTCTCCAGCGCATAGGGTAGAAACTTTGTGATAAATTCTTTTGGTGTCATTTTAAAAAAGTTCTAATGTTATTTCTTTGTTATAGAGTTTTTTCAGTGTAATTATCTCTCCATCTTCATATTGTAGTACGTCTCCGTCATAACCAACACGACGATCCCTCGATGTGATGGTTATATCCAGAGAATATTGGGCATTAAAAATTCTATTCATGAAAAACTCTCCATACTTTATTTTCCTCCCATTTACCTTGAAAGAGCCTTCTTTATAGGAATAATTAGGAAAATATTTATAATCCTCATTAAAATGAATACCCAAATTTAAATATGCGATCTCTATATTCCTATCCGGGCTATTATTTTTAAAAAAGAACTTAAAGACAAGATCATTTCCCTGCTTATATATCTCATTTCTTTCTACAGCTGCTGATGGACTATATCCAGAAGGGCCAGTTTTTGGAGCTATCATCAAATGAGCTCTATAAGGTTTTTGTATAGGGAACAAATCTTTTATATTATAACCTATCGGTTTTGAAAAGAAATCCTTAACAACCGCTGTTAAGGAGACTGTCTCTACTTTTTCTACTCCTCCCCAATCAAAATATTGTATCGCATTCATCTGTTTCAGTTTTGAGTTCTGAGTTTTTAATTTTAAGTCAGAACAACTCAAAACTCAAAATTAAAAACTCAAAACTAATATTATACATTGCGTATATCCACATATATCCTATTCCCATACACACTCACCACAGCCGTGGAGCCTTCCCCTCCCTCTTGCATATTACGACTATCCCCTGTATAGACGATTTGTTTCCCATTGTGTGTTACAAAATTAACATGCCCCGTAGCAAAACACTTGCGGAAGGACACACTATCCAGATCCTCCAACCCTGTCATATCCACCCCTGTAATTCCTTCTAAGAAGATAGTAGCATTATTGTGAGCGTGTGTTAGGGTTATACTACTGCTAGCTCTTGCATTGTTGGAGACAAGCAAGTCCTCAGGAGCAGGCGACCAATTGACTAGTGTATTACCCTCAAATACGCCACAGGCGTAGAAGAGCCAATCCCCTTGTAAGGAACTAATGCCAAAAGCACCCTCCC